CAGTCGATGAAACCGACCTTATCTGAGCTATTTAGCAAGAAACGCAATAAAGAGTTTAAGCCAGTGCAGCCTAGCAAGCGTGCAGAGGTTAAATATCGCAACGCTTTATTATTACTAATCGCCTCTTTAAAAACGGCGCTATTAAAAAGGCTTAGGGCGTTTTTGTTAGGTAATCCTAGTGACGCCGAAATAATAGAACACACAACCCAAATATTAGACGGATTACGAAAAGCTGACACATTAGACTACGCAAAAAGGTTAAGCCGAGGCGTGGTTAGCGCGGTAAATGAAACCAACAAAGAGCGACTAATCCAAAACGTGCAAAAAGGCACGGATATAGACCTAACGCCGCTTGTGGGTGATACCGCCGTAAAAACAAAACTAGACGAATACGTAGCCAAAAACGTGAGTTTAATAACATCGGTTAAAAACGATTACCTAAGTGACGTAGAAAAGGCAATAAGAGAGAGCTATTTAAAAAATGGTAGGGCTGAAAATTTAGCCACGATCATACACGAACGCACGGGCGTAAGCAAAAACAGAGCTAGGCTAATAGCTAGAGATCAAACGGCAAAAATCAACGCCGAACTAGATCAAGAACGAATGCAAGGGCTAGGCGTAAAGCTTTATATTTGGTGCACGGCTAAAGATGAGCGAGTAAGGCACACCCACGCAAACATGCAGGGCGTTTTATGCCGTTTTGATGATGATACCGTGTATAGCAAGGACGGCGGCAAAACTTGGATAAAGAGAGAAGCAGACAAGCCGAAATGCAAGCCCGGCGTTGAGATACAATGCCGTTGTTTCGCAAAAGCTATTTTAGGGGTATAAATGGATTTTAAAATAAATAATGACGGCTACATAGTAACAAAAGCCAAAATGGCAAGCATTGAGCCTATGGAATATTTAGGCGAGGAAATTGGACGCACCAGTGGCAAGGTGTATAAAGTTTTTAGGGACGAGAAAGAAGTTTTTAGCCCTGAAACTATTAAAAGCTTTGAGGGCAAGCCCTTAACGCTAACACACCCAGACGATGACGTAACGGCAAAGAATTGGAAAGATACCGCCATAGGGCATATACAAAACGTGCGCCGTGAGGGTAATTTTTTGGTGGGCGATGCGTATATCAACGACGAGATAGCGATAAAAATAATAAAAGAACAAGGAATAAAGGAGGTAAGTTGCGGATATGACAGCAAACTAATAGAGCGTGATGGGAAAATTTGGCAAACGAATATAAGGGGCAATCATTTGGCAGTAGTAGCCGAGGGGCGAGCTGGTAAAGATTGTAAATTAGGCGATAGTAAAAGGATAAAAATGAAATTCATAGATAAATTAAAAGGCGCTTTGACAGCAGCCAAAAAGTTTAAAGATAACGACGAAGTCGGCAAAGAGAAAGTGGAGGAAGCTAATGAGGCTAACAATGAGCTAGTTGAGCTTCTAGAGCAAGCATTAAGCGGCGCTGAGGAAGTAAGCACAAAGCTAGACGAAACAACCGCTGAGCTTGAAAAAACAAAAACTGAGCTAGCAGATGTAAAGGCCAAAAGCGTAAAAGACGATGACGGCACGGACGAGAACGCGCAAATTGCTGAGCTTAAGGCAAAGGTTGAGGCACTAGAAAAAGAAAACGCTGAGCTAAAAGCCGAAATCGAAAAACTGAAAGGCGAGGCAGCAACAACCGAAGCCGTAACAGACGCTAAAGCAAATTTTAGCCACGTAAAAATAACTGATGCTAAAAGTGCAAGGGACGTTTATGAGGCGGTTATCCTTGATAGTAAAGCATTTACACGTGAAGAGGTTAAAAAACTAAGCGATAGCGAAATACACGCTTTGTACCTAGGGTTAAAGGCAGCTAAAAGGACTAAAGACAATAGCGGCAGCGTACTAGATAAATTTTACGACGCTAAGCCAAACAAAATAGATTTAAATAAAAAATTTGGAGGTAAATAATGGGCTATTTAGATAAAAGAGCTTTTGCAGGACAAGTAGCTAGAGCGGGCGAAAGTGCCGTAACAGCACTAGCTTATGTAAATAATGATACCGAGGTTATCCCTTTTGGTGTTTTTGTGACTAGCAAGGACGGCGGCGTAGCAAAAATAAGCAAAGCAACCGATCAGATTATGGGTGTTAGCCTTAAAATGGGGACTAAGAGTGAAAACAAACCAGGCGAGGTTATGAGTGTTTTATCAATCTCTTATGGTAGCGAAGTTTGGGTACAAGGCAAAGAGGCTCACGGATTAGCAGTTGGCGACACTATCCAAGTAGAAGCAACAGTAGGTGCAGACGCTGGCAAGGTAGCTAAAGCAGCAACGCTAGCAGTGACAGCAGCTAAAGACAAATTTTACGTAACCGAAGTAAGCGGCGATCTTGTAAAACTAATGAGAAAGGAATAATATGAAACTAAGAGATGAGGAAATTTTAAGCCAGCTTGCGTCAGCGGCGGCTAGCTTTAACGAGGGCTTTAAAGAGCGTGAATATCCAGAAGTGCAACTCGCTAATTTTGTGCCTATCACACAAAAAGGCGACGAGAGTATAGACGCGCTAGATTATGGCGAGATCGAGGGAACTCAAGATTTAGAAAACGGCTTAATTGACGAAAACACAACATCACTAGAAACCGAGGATTTAAACATTACAGCTAAAAAAGGTCTATACCTAAGCTGGGCTAAGTCAGCGGTCTATACTAGCGAAGCAGTAGCTAGAGCTAAAAGGCTAGAAATTGAGCTAGACACAGCAAAACTTAGCAACCTTGAGCGCGTGGCACTTCTTACGATGCAAAAAACAGCTCTTGTCGGTCACGCAAAGGTCGGTGCGGTGCAAGGCTTGCTAAACAACACTAGCGTAAAAGCAAAAGACCTAACAGCTGGCGCAGCTATTAGCGCAATGACTGGCGCAGAGGCTAGAGCATTTTTCTTGTCGCTAATTGAGTTTGGCTACGAGCAAAACGGCGGTCTATTAATCCCTAATACGATCGCTATCGATAGCAAAGACCTTATGGCACTAGCTAGCAAATATGACAACTCAATCGGCGCGGTAAATGGCGGCGTAAATGCACTAACCGCTATTAAAGAGGCACTATCACAAAGCACGGGCGTCGATGTCAATATCGTTGGCATACCTTTAGGCTTTGCTCAAGGCTTGGGCGGCGGCAAGGGCAAAAATAGAGCCGTTGTATATACAAAGAGTGAGGACGTGCTAAGCACTGATTGGGCTTTATCGCCGACAGCAATGCAACCATTTCAAAGAAGCGTGCTAAGCTGGGAAATCGCCGTTAAAGCTAAATTTACGGGCACATTAATTCGTCAGCTTGACAAAGTGGCTTACGTAAATTACAAGGCTTAACAATGACAACAGCCGATTTTTTAAATAAATTCCCTGAGTTTAAAGCGGTAGATGAAGCACGCATAGAGCTAAGCTTAGACGAGGCAAAGCTACAAGTTACCGAGAAAATTTGGGGGCGTTTTTACGAGGTCGGCGTTTTACATTTAGCGGCTCACATTTTGGCAATGCAGGGAGCTTTAAGCACGGAAGCGACGAATAGTCCCCAGCCGTTGCGTGAAATAGGCAGTAAAACCGTAGGTAGCCTAAGCGTAAGCTATACAAGTGGGAAAACTGGCTTTGAGAGCGAAAGCGGAAGCTACTATTTAACCAAATACGGGCAACGCTTTTTAGAGCTTAAAAAGCTAGTAACGCCACATTTTGGGCTAGTAAGATGATCGAAAAACTAGAGGGCAAGATAACCGAATTAAAGGGGCTTAGCGTAGTCGTGGGCGTAACCGCTAAAAGTAACGCTAGAAGCGATGAGCTAACAAACGCAGACTTAGCTATGATCCACGAGTTTGGAAGCCCGGCACATAATATCCCTGAACGATCGTTTTTGCGTAAGCCCTTGATAAATAACGCTGAGGCGGTGGCTAATTTGGCAAAAACAGCAATAGGGAAATTTATTGCTGGCGAAATATCACTAGAGGCGGCGCTAGGATATGTGGGCGAGGAAGCCAAAGGTATAAGCAAAGAAGCGATAACCGATGGCATAACTCCAGCACTAAAACCAACTACCATAAAGCGTAAAAAAAGCTCCAAACCCTTAATCGATACTGGGCAATTAATAAACTCTATCACATACGAGGTCAGAAAATGATAAACGTTAGCGAGCTAATAGAGGATAGCGATTTTTGCCAAGTTATTAAAAGGGGCGATGACGAGTTTAAGGCAGTGGTGCAGTTTTTGAGTAATGACGAAATGCAAAGGTTGCCAGAGGGAGAAAGATACAAAGAGGCAATTAGAATAGATACAAAATTTAACCTAAATTTGCAGGACGTTATCACTTACAAGGGCATAAATTACCGCATTATCAATATGCAAGATTGGAGCGAATATGGATACAAAAACTTT